TACCGCATTAGGTAAATTAAGTACACGGCGTGAGCCGCCAAAATCCATACTGCGTTGAACATCAATTGCCATAGTTTTCTCCTGTTAAAAAATCAAAAATAAAAAATCACGAACACGTTGCGATGCCCGCTGTTGGCGCATCAAAATAAATAAACACTTGGTTGCTATTGGCGTGGATTACCTCGGCCCACATCTCAACGCCGCCAACGGTGAGCGCCTTGACGGCAGGCTTAAAACCGAGGTTGTGATTGACCGTCCACATGGCGGCTGGTGTGGATTGCACAAACTCAAATGCGCCGCCTGTCGCGCCTGTATCGCCTTTGTCACCCTTAACACTGTCGCCCTTGGCACCCTTTTCGCCCCGCATCAGCGGCACCACCTCCAGCACAATGCGGCTTTGCGCACCGCCCAGCCGCAGTACGGCTTGCGCAGCGGCGTGGCACTCGATGAGCGTGGTAGTGCTTTGCGCAATCAGCGCAAGCGTGCTCATGGGCACGGCGTGACCAATGATTCGCACGCTAGACATGAGCCGCCTGTTGTTTGCGCAGCTCGCCTTTTAACGTTCGCGCCAGCGTAAAAATATCCATCTTGGACGACTGCGCCACGCCTGCCGCATCGATGTAATTAGCCTCAATTTCGTACTGGCCAAGCGGCAAGCTAGACGTATCCGCAATCGTGGCCGACAGCGTGCCCTGCGCGGCATTAATAACCTGTACGGCCATTGCAATTACGCTGCCCTCTTTGTGCTTGGCCAAAAACTCAACCTGTGAGTAGTTAGTAAGGTCGATCGGCAGCGCTGTGCCGCTCAGCTCGCGGAACTGACAAGCCAACACAACGGGGAAACCTTGGCCAAAGACGACGGGAGATACGTCTCTCATATTGCTGCCGTGTAAATCTCGCCAGCGCGAGTAATAGACAAGGCCAGCGCCTCGCGCACTTCGTCAAACGTGACTTGGGCGACTGTGTTGTCAGCCAATCGCCAATTGGTCGAGGTCTGATTGACAAAGCCAGCAACCGTAATCGCGCAAAGCATATTGCTTCGCGCAGTTTCGTTGCCGTCAAAAGTCTTGCCGCTTTGCGTGGTGACAACGATGGTTGCCAACGCATTGTCTCGGGCAGCTTTAGCAGTCACTCGAGATGCGGCTTGAGCTGCAGCCGCAATTTGTTCAGGGGTAGGCGGCGGCGGTGAATCCAGCTCTGGCGGACTGTAAAGCCTGTGGCCATCAAGCTTAATTCGAGCGTCCATGAGGGCTTGACTAGACTCACTCTGGTCATACCCATAAATCTCGCCGCCAGCATCTATTGTGTAAAACATATTCGCGTTTCCTTAATAATATTCAAGCACCGAATTAGTAAAGTAGCTAGGCTGGGACGCGCCACCAATTGATATGCTGCCATTGTTAGGTGGGTAAAACACTGTATTGTTGGTACCACCAATCACGGTATTTTGTAAAACTAGCTTATAACTAGCGCCAGGCGGGATCGGCACAAGCCCAGGCGCTTGAATTGGGTAAAGCTCATTGTTTACATAAAATTTTGATATGCAACCGATGTTGCTGTCAATGATGTAGCCGCCGTATGAATAAAAATAAGGCGCATAAGAACCGACCGCATAGACATACATCATGTACGGCGTTGTATTTGTGTAGTTAACTCCAAAATATCTATTTTGAGTGACATCATGCGGTGCGAAGGTAGGGCTAAAAGCCAGTCCTAAGATATTCCTAAGCGCCGTAATAAGCGCGTTACTACCTGCACTCAACAACGCTTTAAGCCCAGCCGCCGTGAGCGCATCGGCGGCGTTTATGTCGTCACCTGTTGCGTTGCCAAGATTGAGAGCGACTTTGCCTGCCACTGTGTCGGTTGCGTTGTTGATAACGGGCACACTGGCTACGGCATCTGCAAGTAAAGCGGTCATGTCAACGGACACTGTTGATCCGTCGTGCATCAGCAACGAGAGCACATTGGTCTCGGCGTTGTAGCCAGACAGTCCTTGCAGATATTTATCGGCTGGGATATTGTTAATAGCCGCCGCGATCAATGCCTTGATTTTTGTGATGACCTGCGTGTTGTCGCTTGGGTTTAAAGCGCCGCCGCTGTCTAACACGATGTTGGCTAGCTCTTCTTGAATTGTGTTTAGCCAAGCCGCCGATATTTCGGTTGGCAACCTGCCACGAGACAAGTCTGCCTCGGCAAACAAATGGCTCACATGATTAGCCGCGTTAATCCTATCCATAGATCACCTTTGCACCTGTGGTGCGATCAACAAAAAATAAAACGGCATGCGCTTGTTTAAAAGCCAACAACGCCGCGACTAATTTGGACAAATCGACCAAGCCAGACATATAGGTCACGGCAATCACATAGCGACATCTCGCGCCCCATAGGACATCGCCAACATGGCTCCCGACCGTCAGCGGTTTGACGATGCCAACAGTCACCGAATACTGCGCAAAGCCTGTTTGCGAGCCTGATGCAATAGCTTGATAGTCAGCCAATCGCCAGCTGTGATGCTCGGGCGTGTGCGCGGTCACCGCAGCATCTAACAAAGGGGCAGCAAACGCATCCATTCGCGCCAGCTCTTGCGCCATACCGTTTAATAGCTGTGCTCCCATACCGCTGTCAGGCCACTGCCATGCTTGCCCAGGCGGCAAAAGGCCGCGCATGGCATCAACAAAATTAGCTGCGGTATGGGCTTGTATTTGCATCGCTTTTAAACCCAGTTCACGGCACCAAAAACAAGGATTTCGCCTGCGGCGCAAACTGTATCGGCTGTCGGCGCTTGACGTGTGTATTGAGTTGTCACCGAGCTCACAGCCGAGTCAATCTCGGCCAGCAACAGCACCGCCTGCTCGCTGGTCTCCGCGAGGATCAGCGACCGTAGAGCCTGCTCAATTGCAGCGCGATTTGGCGCGGTATCAACAACTGCGCTCAAATGCAAATTAAAACTGACCACTCGTGGCGTTGGTGCGCTTACATAAACCTCGGCCGTCATAGGAGCCAGCGCCGACAAAGCAGTCGTCACGGTCTGGAGTACAGCGGCACTTGGCAACCGACTGGTAAGCGCATCGCAGATAGGTTTCACCACCACTGTACCCATTCCCTGCGCATGATTAAAAACCAGTGCATCAGTCACCGATGGGTGCGCCGTTTTCGCCCAAAATTTATAGTCGGCTGGTTTTCCACCACGCGCACCATCCGTAGTCATCGTTTGCCACTGATCAATCACACGTAGTCGCCAATCTTCGGCCAACTCATCATCCGATCCGCCTGTCAGGCCAGCAGAATCTACCGTTAGGGTGCTAGACACGCCCGACACTGGGTCAACCAAGGTCAGTAATTGACCAGACGTCAAATTACCCGCCGCACCCGTCGTCTCGCAGCGCAGCGATACCGTCGCCACACCAGCGATTAAAGTCACAGCGCCCAAAGCAGAATAATTAAAATTATTAATACCGCGTGCCAGTGTGCCTGCCAACAGCATCGCACCCGTGTTACCCGTGGCTGTCGCCGTACCAACGGACGCCGTCGCCAATAAGCGCGGAACACCGTACAGCTCTGCCCAGTCGTACAAACGATCAAGATCGCAAGTCAGCGGCGAGTTTTGCAGATCAAGCCAATCCAAGTGCCCATGAATGCCGTTACAAGCCCTTGCCCAGCAAGCAGCCAAGGGCACACGCAGCACGTCTGGCATAGCAGCCAAATCGGCTTCTATGCGGGCTTTAAGGTCTTGGTAAGAGGGTCGGTCGTAGGTGTTGGTCACAGATGAAAATCACAATGAGGTACGAGCTAAAAACTCGACTCCATTGTGTTTGCCAGTGATCTCTACGTGTACGGCGGAAACGCTTCCTGCGGTATTGGTTGCGGATGTAACGTCAGTCACAACCACATCGGTCAGCGATGTTGTTTTTGTCGCCAGCGCCAAGCGCACCATCTCAATCGCCTCGGCTCTAGCCGCGCCGCTTAGGGCTTGGCGACGTACATACCAAAGGCCTGAGCCTGCGTCTGGATTGTCCCACCAGCCGCGCTTGTCAAAGTCGTCAGCTACCCACACATCGCTGGCTCGGCTGTCGGTAAACAGCGCTGCATAAATCACCGTCGCTGCCATCGCTTGCGCATCGGTAGCCTTAGGGTCGGCAATAGCCAAATCAAAAACACCGTGCTTGGTTTGTACAAGGTTGAGCATTAAATTACCCCACTCGTAGGTTGACCTGGCGGGGTCGATGTGTGCGTATGCGGGCTGCCAATCTCTTTGCCGTTATGGATGAGTTTTCCGACAAACTCAATCACTGGCGCATCCTGCAATATCTTAGTCTTAGCTTTCACCGACACGATACCGCCACGACCCATCTTGACAAAATTGCCATCGTCATCATGCAGTGCCACCTCGCCCTCTAGCAAATCCATTTGATACCGCTTATCCCCAATCAACAGTGCAATGCCTTGCGAGCGATCACCCGACGGGAACATCATATAAACCTGCGAGCCGCTCTTAGGGCGATATGAAAAGCCATACGGCTCTACGCGGCGCACCTTGGGTAGCACCTCATCATCAAACACGCGCACCTGGACAAACTCCGCGCCAATCAGCGTGCCCACGCCTTGCGCCAGCATCAACCGCAGTCGTGCCCAAACTTGGCCGATCATTTACCCACTCCATTTTTACGCGGCGCAGCATTGCCAGCCTCACTCGCACGCTTCTTATGCGCCTTTGGTTCGCCCACAAAGGCATTGCGCGGCATCACCTCGATGTGCGTGGTCTGGCCGCCTTGACCATCAAACTTAAATGTGCGGTCACCAATCAAAAATACCTCATCAATATCTTCGGACGGAATCACCACGCGCACCTGCGTATTGATACGCCACAGCCCCGCTGCGTGCGACCAACCTTGCACCACAAGGCTTAGCCTATGCGCCCGCGCTTGGCGGCGATTACGCTCCGTCTGCGCACGGCGCTCGCAAGCGCCAAGACTGTGGCCATGCTTATCTGCCACCAAGTGCATCGGTCTAAAAAAGCTAATACCGTCGTCTTTGGCCACACCCTTGGGCGCAGCACCCGAGTCATAGTCAAACGACTTCACCACGTAGTCACTAAAGCGCAGGCGGTACTCATCCACCACGGCGTAGCTCTTGAGTTGCTCGCCATAAAACAAAGTGGCAACGGCGCTTGCATCGGTCGGTTCGGTCAACAACAATCCGCCTGTTGGCAGCGGATGCAGTAGCAGGTTTGCGGCTCTGGCCGCGTTAATTAGCGCGTTAGCAGGCAACTCGCACTGCATGGCAAACTCAGGCACTACCTGCGTTTTACCCACGTACTTAGCCAAAATTTCCACGGGTACATCAAACGTCTTGCACAGCGCCTTAATGATGCCCTCTAGCCGCATACCGCTCAGGGTTTTAGAGTACTGGCAATCCACCAGCTCGCGGCCAAGACTACGCGCCTCAATCGCAATCTCGTGGCTAGTCGCGCCCACCGATCGGCGCAACGAATCTAGCCGCACCGTGGTCACCAGCTCTGGCACGCCAGCCGCATCGTCAGCCCACACCGTTACCACGCTATTGGCTGTCAAGCCCAGCCCAGTACCCACGTCAGGCATGGCCACAGCAAGGCGTAAAGAGGCGCATAAATCGTCCACCGATTCGCGCAGCTCCACGCTATTCCAAGTGCTAAACCGCATACCGTCAAATCTAATTTCAAACATAAATCTGCCCTTGCACAAAAAGCGGATGACGCACCGCATTGCGCTCAATAAATGCCGCCTCGCTTATGCCAAGCCGATACGCCAGCTGCGCGGCAGGCAGCGGCTGCACAATATCTCGCGGTGCCGCAGAGGTCAGCTTCTGCGACTGCAAAGCCCGCATCAACTGCACACGGGCGTCTGCAAGGGCCTCAAACAGCGCGTCTGAAGCCGTGGGTAACAAGCTATCAATCGCTGTTTGAATGGCGTTTAAAGCCGCATCCCGTGCTTCTGCGCCCGTATAGTCGGCAAGAGCAGCTTCCATCGCGCTGCTCAGCAAAAAGTGAGCGCGTGCCAAATCGTGATCGGTCAGAGTTTGCCGCAAGGCGGGCGTATCAATTGCACCTAGCCCAGCTGCATTATTAGTGGGCACAGCCAGCCGCGTCAAAGCCGTCACGCCGCGCACGCGCTGCGCGTCGCTCAAAGGCTCAGTCGCTGTCGCGCCCAAGCTGCCCAGCACATTAGCCAGCGAGCCCAGTGCATTTTTATAGGCCTGCGGCAGCGAGAGTAAATCTGCTAACTGCCCTTTAATTTGATCTACCAGTCCAAACAACTCGCCCGCATAAGCCAGCGGCAAGCGGGCACGCGCCAAGGCGTTGCGCACAGCACTCAAAGCCGCGTTGATGCGCTGCTTGAGTAGCGTGAGCGCATCCACCGAGAGCGTAGGCGTGACAAGCACAATGGCCGCACGGTGGCGCTGGATAGCACCCAAGGCGGTGTCGGTAGCATCGGCAGTGGGTAGCAGCGGTACGCTATTGCCAATCACAAAATCTACAGAGACTGTACAAAAACCGCCCTTATCAGAGGATTCGTGCAGACTCCAGTCATGCACCGCCACAAATAAATCGCCAAGCCAAGGATGCGTCAGCCAATCAGAGCCTGCAACAGCCAGCGCATTCAAAAACGCATTGCGATCTTGGTCATAGTTTTCGCCAATAAAGTAGGCGTTTATTTTGTAGCCTGCGGCCTTGAGACCGAGGTTTTCAATCACAGGCTCATTGCGTCCAGGAAACTCATGGATGACTAAACGATTGCCGCCTTTAGCATCGTGGTTTTCAGTCAAAAAAGAAATGCCTCGCCATTTAGCGTACTTGAGGCGGTCGCGCCATGTATCGGTCATAGCGGCGCTCCAGACAAAACATTACCCACATTGACTTGCGTATTGACGTTTTGCGAGGTGACTTGCGTTTGAGACACGCTGACACGATCATCGCTGACCTTAATGTTGACGGTAGCATCCATCTTCGGTTTTTCAGCTTCAGCCGTCTTGTTAAACATTGCCTTAAAGTCATTGCCCAACTCCCAAGCCATGCCAAGCAAGCCGCCACCAATTGCGCCAGGTATTGCGCCAACCCCTGCAAAAGGAGCGCCTGCCATAGCGCCCAAGCCAGCACCCGTTGAAATGGCAGTGCCATAACGTGTCACGGCCGACTGCTCTCCGAACGCCTTACCGAGCGCATATTCACCAGCCACCGAGGCAACGCCAGCAACTGTGGCACCTTTGGCCACACGCGGCAACCATTTGGCAGCAGCGGGTAGCACTGCGCCTGCCGCATCCCCAATCTTTCCAAAGACACCGCCGCTACCTTTGAATCCAAGCGCTCCCGCTGCCAGCATGGCCGCACCAGCTAACGCCGTTGCGCCTGCGGTTGCCAATGTGAGCGAGCCTGTTAGCTTGGGGAAGTTATCAGCCAATTCGCCAATAGATTTATTCAAACTAGCGCCATAGCCTGTGCCATCCAGCGCTTTTTTCTCAGCATTCTTAATCGCCTCTTGGCGTTGTTGTTGGTTGTAGCTGCCAGTACCTTTAAGCAGGTCTTGTGCGCCGTCAACTGCACCGCCAGAGTTCACATCGTTTTTGGCGATTGCGCCTATCTCTAGAGACTTGATGTACTCGGGGCTGTTCATGATCGCCAGCACGGCCATCAAGGACTGCTGGTTATGAAAAATCTTCCCGACTTCTGTACCCTTAACCTGCGCCGCCATCGCTTCAATAATTTGTGATTGGCTCTCTTTATCCTTCGGGTCAATCGCTTTGAGTTTGGCTTGCAGCGCTTGGTACTCTTTGTTTTTTGAGACCACCTTATCGACCATATCCACCGTGGCTTCCACCTTGTTGATACCTTGGCTTTGGTAGTCCAAAAACACATCGTTCACGCTTTTAATCTTGCTCTCTTTTTGCCCTTTTTTGAGCTGGTGTCCACCATTCAAATACGACTTCGCCATTTGCGCTTGGAAGTGCGGCGTGTTCACCTCCATCAACAGGTCACGCAGGTTGTTACCCGCTTCGTCTTTTGTGCCTGCCGTAATCACCGAGGCTTGATTCCACGCCAGTAGTTTTTTAATGCCGTCTTTGCCCGAGATTCCCGACAACTTCGCCATTGCCATTTGTTGCGGTAGCCACTTGGCCATATCCTTCAGCTCAAAGCCGCCCGCTTGACCCGCCGCCATCGCCATGTTCAAGATATTGGGCAAATCTTCGGCCTTGATCTTCATATTTTGCTGGGCGCGGATTGCGATATTGGCAATATCCGTTGAGCTGGTGTTCGACGCTGTCGATGCCTTCATGATGGAGGGCAGCATGGACATTGCATCCTTGGCACTCACGGTGCCGCTGGCAATCATTGCATCCAGTGCTTCAGCGCCAGACTCACGTGTACCGCCGCCTTCCTTGCGAGCTTTGGTAATCGCATCCTCTAGCTGGGTCATACCGATGCGCCTGCCCGCTACGTCGCGGTCATTAAAGGCGGTATTGGACATGTGTGCGAGCGCGTAGTCGTACTGCATCGCCGTTTCAATCTTTGGACGCAGCACATAACTCGCCGCCGCTGCGCCTGCAACCAACGCGCCGCCCGCTGTCAAAACACCACGTCCGCGCTCTTGGTTTTTTGCAAGGTTCGCTTGCTTGGTTTGCTCCGCTGTCAGCTTGCCCATCTCATTGGTCAGGCGCGTGACGTGTTCGCGGGTTTTGTCTAGCGCTCTGGCTTGTTCCTCTGCCGACAGCTTGCCCGACTCTGCCAGCATTCGGTAGGCGCGCTCTGTGCCTTTTATTTGCTCTTGGATTGCTTTTTCCGAGCGGATACCAATTTTTTCTCTCGCCATTGCAAGGCGGTCAAATGCCGTTTGCTGACGCTCGTTACTGGCTAGGGCAAACTTCTCAGTTCCTGCCATCACCTTTTGCTGCTTGGCGGCAAAGCGCTCTAGTCCATCGGATGCAGTATCTTGCAGCGCAATCTTGACGGCGACATCAACAGCGGCTTGATTGCTCATGGTTTAAATTCCTTACCTGACATGGCGGCCGCGTTGCTAGCCCAAAAAAAGAGTTCTCGCCTGGACATTTTTTTAATCACAGGCAGCGGCTGGTGCAGCACACTGGCCACCAGCAAGGTGGCGTGCACTACTTTTTTTTGGTCTCTAGCTCCGCCAGTTGTTTGATCGCGTGTGCATCGCCCGCAGCGGCTTTTTCCTTCAATTCAGCTAGGGCAGTGTCCGTGCCGCCATCGTTTATGTTTGCGTCCAAATCATCTGCACTCAAAAGCCGATCCACTTCAACCACAGCGCGTTGGTAGTCAAGTCCATGTAGCTGCTTGATGATGTGCTCATCTTGCCCCGAGATGCTGGCAATCAAAGCAATGCGCTGCGCCACACCGCCGCGCTGGTCAAAGGCTAGGTAATCCTCGGCTGTGGTGTGCTCACGCAAGGTCAGCTTATCCAGCGTGATCTTGCCAAACGTGATTGGGTGTTTGAGTTTAAAAATCATGGTGTGTCAGCCCTAGCTAATTTTTTCGCTGATATTCGCCATGATGGTGATCTTGCTCTCCCCGTCACCCACAGGGACAGAGTCGGTTACAAAAGCCCTGGCCATCATGTGCACCTCGCCATTGGACAAGCGCACCGTCACGTCTTCGTCTTTGATCGCGTTTAGCTTGGTGACATCCACGCCTGGAAGCAAGTGGATGCTCAGCTCCAACTTGGCAGGGACGGGGGTTTCTATGTAGCCACCGTCTTCGGCCAAGCGGCCAGCCTTGTGTTCGCGCTTGACGCCGCTGGGCGTAAAAGTGCCTGGCTTATCCGCAAGCGGGAGTTTGCCGACCGATGGCACGTTGACAGTTTTGACGTTTGCAATTTCTGACATGATTTATTCCTTGTTTGAATGGTGTTTGAACGGCGCTTAAATAGACTTACGGAACTGCGCCAAGCCTGCCAAGTTGTAGAACGGACTCAAAATTACAGGCGTATCGCGGAAGTTGAAACGGCTCGGGTTGTACGCGTCTTGTTCCACAATCAAATTGGCTTTGTAAAAGTCGTAGTCTTGCACCCAGCCCAGCTCGCGCATGAGCGTGTTTTTATAAAGACTTAGCAAGTAAGCCTGCACATCGTCCTGCGTGGTGATGCGTAGACCTGGACGGTAGCCCTCGTTGCTTTTAGCCGCCGCCGTACCTACAAAACGTTTGATCGCACCGATGCGCTGCTCATAGCGGATGCGCTCCATTACTTCAGCTGCATTGATATCAAGGTAGGCATCATCGGCACTTCCATCTGCACGGAATTGATACATCGAGATGAGACGTTTGATGGAGCAGCTGCCATCCTTGGCCATTTGCAATACGGACATGCCCTTGAACAGCAAACTGTTCGCCTGCGTCCAGTCAAAGTAGCTCACGCCTATCATGCCTGTCAGCGCCGTGCCCTCTAAGCTAGTCACAGGGCTGTTGTAGAGGCGCGGCGCAGCAGCAGCAGCGGTGATGGCTGCCGCCTCCCAAGTCGAGGTCGGATTGAGTCCAAGCGCCAAGGCGCAAATATGCGGATAGTTTTTGCTAGAGCCATACGCTACTGCGCTGGCATAGTCTCCGCGCATCGCTGTAAAAGCGCGAAATCCAGCTTGGACAGGAGGCTGATAACGACGTGCAGCTTCTGCGCCCCATGCCGCCAGCGTAGCGGTATCGTTGATGCCCATGACCACATAGCGGAACCAGCGCTGACCAAGAATCGCTGTCAAGTCACCCGCCACAGGATTGCCTACGCCACCCGTCATGGCCGAGAGGCTGATCGTCAAACCTGCGGGTGTTGTCTCGCCAAACAGATTAAGGCGCAAATCAATATCGTTACCGCATGTGCCTGCATGATTCGCCATCAAACCAACAGTCGAGCCCGATTGGTTATAGAGTTTGACTGGCAAAGTGGGAGCGGCTGCAAGTGCTTGCGAAATTGCAGCTGCTAGCATGTTGCTAGTCTGATCTTTTTGGACGGCTACAGATAGCAAGCGACCCGCAACGTAGAGCGATAAGATACCGCTTTCGGTTGCCGTGCCAGTTATGGCGATTGATCCCATCGCTGCTTGACCTTGCGGTGAGTCAGCATAAGGCAGCATATACACATCAAACACTTTGTCGATGGCTCGGTAGCGCTCCACCATTTGTGCCAGCATGGAGCCCGCGCCCGCTTTGGCTTGGGCATCGGCAACGCTGCTCACCAGCGAAATCTCGCCTGCCGCTGCTGTGCCCGTTGCCAGCTTCTGGCCCACGATCAGCACGGCAGGAATATCGCCGCCAAGCCCCGCTTGCGAGCCGTCAATTTCGATATCAACACCTGGATAGCGCAGGGCAGAGGGAATGTAGTTAAAGCCGTTCATAGATTTCTCCAGTGGTTAAGTATTAGGTTCTGGGTCTGGCAAATAGTTAGTCACCAGTCCCTCAAATGTGTAGGAGTCGCGCCACCAAATATCGCCATCGGTGTATTCGATAACTTGACCAGACTCAAACTTGACGGGGCGCAGGCGCTGCCCGCCTGCACCGTCTATCTCGTAGCCCAGCAATAAGTTTTTGACCGCGACTCGGTAACGCACCAACGCCTCATCGGTATCGCCATCCGTGTGCGTGCGGGCGTTGGTAATGGCAATCACCACATCAAAAGCAATCTTGACGTTTTCTGTACGCTCACCAAAATGCGTGGCCGAGTCATGGCCGCGCACCACCCAGCAAGCGGGCAAGGGCAGTGCCTCCATGCGTAAGCGTGCAAACTCTGCTGCGCCTGCCACTTGGCGAAACCAGTCCGTGGCAAAGCCGTCAGGCTTGCCGTCCTTGATGCGTTGGATGATTGGTAAGACGGAGATCATGAGCCAGACTCCCAGTTAGCGTCAGCGCCGCCGCGATAACGCCTAGCGCTGCTATCGACCACGGCAAAATCAACGCCAACAGGCAAGCTGCCATTGCTCGTGCTTGAGGGCGCTGCCAGCGTCACTTCGCCGCGAGCGTGCTGCGTGAGCAGTTTGACGGCACCGTCATAAGCAATGGCATCTTCCTTTTGCAAACGCTCTGCGCCTTGCAAGTAGTACATCGCCAGCGTGCACGCAATGCGCGTCAGCGCCGAGCTGGACACATTGGGAGGGATGCCATAACTCACAATCAGCGCGTCCGCATCTTGCAGTGCTTTGTCGATAGCGCTAATCCCTAGTGCTAAGCCGCTTTGCGTCGTTACGTCATAGCCCGATAAATTATCGCCTTCAATCGCTGCACGCATGGCCTCTAGCGTCACCATTGGCAAGTCTGCGGGCATAGCCAACTGTGCCAAACGTCTAGCGTTGGTACGTGCGAGTAGGTCTTGGCGTGTAGCGAAGCTCATGGCGCGTTACTTTTTAGCGTTGCTCTTAGCGGCTTCGGCAGCCTGCGCATCGGCGACGGCCTGAGCGTCAGCAGCGGCTTTGGCTTGCGCCTTTGCCTCCACATCGGCAGCCGCTTGTGCATCTGCCGTTGGCGTATCGGATGCCAAGTCAGCAGGCACGTTGTCACTGACCTCCAGCATTTGTTCTTCGCGCAAACGCTTAGTGGTGGCTTTGTCCAAATCTGACAACTCCGCCCACTGCTGGTCAAACTCGATACCGCAGCGGAAGAATTTTGAGAGCCCTGTCTTGGGCAATACGCGCACATAAATTGAATTCATGGTTAGCTCCTAATAGGGTTTTCGTTAAGCCATCCAAGGTGTCACCACAAGCTCCAAGCGCTTGTAGTTGACGTTGGATGCGCCGTTGGCAAGACGCTCGGCCAGCAAAATTTGCTCGGCAGCAGCGCGGTTGCTGGTGCCGACCAGCAAGGTATCAGGCACCAAGCCCAGCTTGCGAGCGCCGTCACCCTTGAGCGTCATCATGGCGTCGTAAGCAGCATTGAAGTTGTCAGTGGTCAGCGCAGCCTTAGAGCCAAAGGCGCATTGCCAAAAGCCATAAGCCGCATTGCCGCGCCAGCGTCCACCAAAAGAGTAGGCATCCAACTCAAACACGTTGGTGTTGTTGGCCGAGGTGAGCGCCTCAAACTGCGGTGCCACACGCTCTTGTAAATAAAGCGCCTTCGGTGCGCGTTTGGTACACAGCATGATCCACGGAGCGCCTGTGCCTGCCTGCATATTGCTGGTAGGCGTTACCACGCCCGTGCCGTCTTCGTTGGCGTACACAGGATGATCGGTATCGAAGAAGTACTGATCGTCGTAGCACGCGCCCGTAAAGCCATTGGCCAGCGCCTGAAAAATCAAGTCGTTCATCAAGTCTTTGACCGATTGGCCATAAGACTCGGCCACCGTGGCGTAGTGACCGAAGGTGTCGTCTTCCACGTCCGTGCGCAGCACATCAATCGTGCTCTCAAACTTTTTGTTGACGACGCTGTAGGCCTTCTCAGCAACCGCTTTGTGCGTGCGAGCGCCTACCCATTCGCGAAAAGCTGGGAAGCTAGACAGCCACGCATAGGTGTTGCTCTTGGAGTCACTGGTGATAAAGCCCGCGACTTTTTTCCAATCGTCAGACGATAGGGTCAAGCCCGCATTAAAGCGAGCTTTGAGTGTGGTTTTTAGTGCATCAATTTGTGCTTGGGTCAACATGGCAGTTCCTTTTGGGTTGGTTAATCAGTGGATTACTTCTTGGCAGCCAAGAAATCTTTAGGCGAGACGCCCATGCGTGTGCAAGTCGCCAGCTCAACATCCGTCAAGCTTTCTGCGCCGCCTGCGCCCAGATCGCCCGCTTGGCGTTCGTTAGGCAAGAGCGGCTTGGTCGCGGCAAGGTATTCGGTGAGTGCGGCAAGGCTTTGCTTTTCTGCCCAAGGCTTTTGCGCTGGTGAAAGCGTGCCCGCAGTGAGCGCAGCAGATAGCACCCCAGCGTGCTTGGCTTTATCCGCTTCGGCTGCGGCAGCGGTCGTAGCCGCCACCTGCGCATCGCGCTCAGCCGTCAAGGCTGCGACTTGCGTCTTTAGCCCATCGCGCTCGGTAGTGAGTGCTGCCAAGCTTGTAGCTTGGTTGGCTTTGAGCGCGTCGCGCTCAGTCGTTAGTGCAACAATTTGCTGGTCTCGTGGATCCATAGTTCCTCCGTTAGATGATGGATTGGTTGAAGAATCGAAAAAAGCAGAGCGCGAGAGCGCAGCGCATTCGCACACGTCGTCTAAGCCGTCCAGGGCTGGCGTGTTGGTGAGCGCCACGGAGACAATCTCTAAGACCTCTCCAGTGGCTGCGTAATAAGAAAACACCGCACTGATATAGCGGTATTTTTTGGCGGCGATCATCTCGGCAGCGTCAGCTACCCAGTCGATGCCTACGGCAAACAAGCCCTTACCATCGACCCACTGCATTTTTTTGAACCAGCCAGCCGCAGGGGCAGGCCGACCATTCATGGATGCGTTGAGGCTTTGGTGCTCATAGTCAATCAAGGTGTCATTGGCGCGATCAGCCATGCGAGTAATCACGCGAGCGGCGATATCGGCATCCAGCAACCAATTAGTGCACTCGTAAGGGCGACCATCGGTAGCGCGGAAAGGGCCAACAGGCAACAAGTGCGCGGAGTCTTTAACCGAGCCAAGCGCACCAATCTCAAAGCTCAAAGCCGCAACAGCGGTCGTGGGTTTGTGACCTAGAGGTGATTTTTGATGCTTTGACACTGTTTGAATTCCATCAATTAGTTGCGATGGATGTAGTGTCAAATTTATGGGGCATTAGCACCACGTGGGAAATACTTCCTGCGGTCTATGCGCTTACTTTTTGCACGCTCTGTGTTAGGGGCTGTTTTAGGCGTTTTAAGCCTTGAGTGGCATCAGCATACCAACTAGGCCAGAAGGCGCGCATTCGAATGCGTTTAAACGGCTTAGTGCGCGAGTAGTGGCAGTATCATCCAAACGCAAAAGCCATCTGTGGCTTGATGCCCACATCACCTGCCAAGATATTGGTGATATGGCGGGAGGTCAGCTTGTAGCGCTTGGCAAGCTGTGGAGCACTCATCCGACCATGCTCGCGCTGGATGGTGAGGTTGCGATAGCTCAAAAATAATTTATCCACTTTTGGCAGCGTCACGCGGCGTGTAGCGTCTATGTGTGGCTCTAGTGTGATGCGCAGCCGCGCCAACTCTTGAGCACTACGGCCATAGGCTGTCTCTTTGAATTGCGGTATCCACACGTTCACGCCGCCATGCTCTTCTAAAAAATCCCGCGCACCGCTAAACCCTAGCGCCTTCACCACAGCACGCAAGATAGGCGGCAGCGTGCGCAGCAGATCATCCTCCACAAGCGGCCAATCCAACACCGCTTGCTCTTTAGGCTTGCGATGGACAGGCTGAATGGGTTGACGGGCGCGGAGCTTACTCATGGCTTGTTACTGCTGCTGCGTTACTTGCGAGCCATATAGCCCTTGAGGGCCTCGATCAGCTTTTGGCACTCGGGCACAGTCAGCGCATCAAGGTTCGGCACGGTGTGTCCCGTCTGACGCTCTACCCAAGCCAGCAGCGCCTTACGGTCGCCATGCTCAATCTTGCCTGCCTCGGCAAGACCAGCCCACAGCTTGACAATAAGAGCGATACGGGCAGGCACAGCGCGAACTGTGCGGACGGTACTTTGACCGCCATTGCTAGCGCCCACGGCGTGCTCCGCAAACTGGCGGCGCTGGCGCGTCCAGCCGCGAGCTTCGTAATCCGATAGCACCGCATCCAACTGCGGCGCGTTAAGAGTACTGGCAGAGGTGCGGCCATCGCGTTCAGCCGCCCCATGCCGAGCTAATAAATCACGGTGCATCTGGTCATCCCAGCCAGCGATGTTTTTGCAAGCCCAAGACTTAGCAATGCCCACGAGCTGGATGTAGTGTTTGGTAAGGTCGCTCACGACTTCTTACCCCCAACCCGCGCATTAAAAACCCGCCGCAGCACATAAGACCGCACCATACTGACCACCATAAAAATGAGGCCAATCTGGATGTTTTGGCCAAAGCTAAAAGTTGCGCCGTAAAACGGATAGACCACCAGCTGCACGGCCAAGTTGATGAAGTAGCCGATTAGCGTGTTTGACCATGCTTCGATAAAGGATTGGAGGCGGGATTGGGTCATGGGAGTAGTGAGGCGGGTCATGCTGCTCATCCGTTCATCAAATGACGTGTTACGCCCTTGATCCCATTGGGCAACGCTGGCGGCTTGGTCGCTGACTCGATAAACCCTGACGCTTGGCCATCGGTTACTCGTAGGAAATCAACCTCAACCTTGGCGCTGTTGATGAGCGTCTGCCCGATGTCTCTGATCGCCATCGCTTTATCAATCGCCATTGAGCCATCCTTCAGACCGTCCAGTGCCGCGAACAGATGCGTACGCACATCGGCAAGAGATTTATTGTTTTGTTGCATTTTTAATTTCCTTGATGAGTTTGTTGTTCAACCGAATGACTTGCTTCAGCTCCAATGGCCAGGTGTGCCAAACGCAATTACGGCGGCTTAGCTCAGCGCGTGTCACCAGCTCCAAGTTTTCTATCGCGCAGTTGTTTCGGTTTTTGTCTTTAAATAACAATGCATGGCCTTCGGGAATCACTCCGTTTACGGCTTCCCATGTGTGGCGATGTAGAAACTCCCACACGTTTGGCTCGGCTACTTTGACCTTCCAATACATATCTTTCGTGGTGGTGCGTATCGTTCCGATCGGTGTGTAGTTGTGAGGTACTTGCCCCGGCTTAAATTGCGTCTGTGTGCCACCAATTTTTAGGCCAGTCATGCCAGCATTCCAGCTTTGACCGCCCTTAGCAAATCGTGTCGCTGCCCCCTTGATGCCATCAAGCCGACCAGATTTTTCACTCGCTAAAAATTCGGCTGATTTATGCAAGCCGAGGCGACGTGCTTTTGCATAAATAACGGACGTCATTACACCAAAGGCAGTCGCTAAATCGGATGCTGTTTCGTTTGGATATCGCTTCGTCAGCTGCGCGATTTCAAGCGCTGTCCAAGACTTACGCGGAGTGTTGATGTGACGGCTTTTAGTCATGCTTGCTTCTCCCACTCAATCAAAAAGCCGTCGAAGTCGTTGCCACACCCACGCCCAGCGGACGGCAAGCCTTAGTGCGCATTCCTGTGTAGAGATACGCCTTATCGCCCACCTTAGGTGCTTTGCGGCGGATGGTGCAGAGCTTCTCACCGCGCTCGACGGCGGGTGCAAATTGCTTTTGAAAGTTATAGGCTGGCATGGCTTGCCTCCGCTCCCACGCCAACTTTGGCAAAGAATTCGACCACCGTCAGTACGTCTTCAGGTGTCAATTCAAGCCGCGCTGTGCCCCGCTCGACCATCACGCCGCCATCGTTAAAGTACGCAAGCCGAATCGTTAGCGGTTTAGGCATCACCTCGACTATGGAATGTATGGATTGAGTCGCATCAGCTATGAATTTCTCAACGACTGGCGATAGCTTGCTTTTTGGCTTGCTGAATTTGGCGTCTGCATCAAAGTTTGACAGTCGCGTTTTGCCAGCTCTGGTGATCTCGTATGCGTGCCCAATTCTGCGCACAAGAAAGTTCTTATTCATACCATACAAAGCTTGAGAGACCACCTTGTTATCAAGTTCAACTTGAATTGCCAGTTGGGTCGCTGTTAGCGCTACACCTGAATCTAACGCCCGCAAAATCAGAAACATTGGCGAGTCTTCGCCTTTGCGTTTGGATTTTGCAGGCGGTGCAGCAGGGCTGCCGCCCATACTAAAAACGCTAGATGCGCCTGTCGTTTTTGGCGCAGTAGTGCGTGCAGCATCAACGCGTCTTTGGGTTGGATATTCGTCATTCATCATCTTGGTTTAACTCCTTTTTGGTGAAGCTCTAAACGGCGTTTAAAGCGTCATCAAAAAGCCCCGAAGCACCATGCCACAGACACAGGCCTCGGGGATAAAAGGCGGCAACTGCATTGCTTCCGCCTGACTCAAATAAATAAATTAATCCTCAACAGAAACTTCTGTCGCTTTATTCTTTAAGAGGTGTACGATTTCGAGCCCTAATCTGCCTGCTGTCGTCTCGGCTGTGTTTTCATCTATGGGTGGATCAAAGTCGATTTGCGCAGTCATATCGCCGTTTGCTTCGTCTTCTAAAGTGATGGTTACTTTCATGGTGTGCTCTTTACTTGATCGCATTGCGGCGCTTTTTTGCCGCCTTGCTAGCTACATAGCCAGTGCCGTGGCACGTACCGATGCGGCCTTTGAGCGCCTTGCGTGCTAGCTTGTCGCCAAAGCACGGCTTATCGACATCAGGCTGATTACGAGTGCGACTTGAACGGTTCAATTCACGGCTACGTGGATCGGTACTGCGAGTCGATAACGCCATCGCAAAGATTGCGCCGAGGATTCCCATTGATTTGAGTTGCATAGTTTTCTTTCGTGTGGTTAATGGACTGCGGCTATCTCATCACGTACTTTTTGTATGGCAGATATCCACGCCGATTTAGTGGTGGTATCGAGCGCTGACCAGCCAAAGGTCATGCATGCGCCGCGCGTATTAGCTTGTCGCACGCGCATGTATTCGGTGTAGGCGATTTCGGCTATTTGTTCGATGCTTTTCATGGTTTAGGCACTCGCAACATCTAAGCTAATCGGGGTGTATTCACCGCTTGCATCGTTGCGCTCGTAGCAGCGTATGTACGCTTTGCTGCTGACCGTTTGCATTGAGTCGGCAATAGCCTGCATCGCCTGCGTCCAGCGCTCATCGCTGATCTTGATGGTGCGCAGCCCAAGCACGCGGCCTGTGCTGACTTGGCCTTGTGCATCGACTTGGAAGGCGTTATTGATAAGCGCCTTGATGTTGTCGTTGCTGTCCTTCGTCCAGTCCTTCATGCACTCATCAATCAGCGCCTTGGCGGCTTGCAGCTGCTCGCCAAACGTGATCTTGTCTTGCATGGAGCGCTGGATTTTTAAGCGTCCATCAAAAGACAGCAACGTGACGTTACCTTTTGTGCCGCCAATCTTGGCCTCGTACTGAGTCGCGCTAGTGGAGACAAAGGCGGCAATATCGTCCATGACCGCGCCTTTGAATGTGGCAAGTTCTCGGTTAGTGCTGCGGGCTTTACCAATGATCTCGCGCACCAAACTGTCGCGCAGTTTGTCGATTTCTTTGACTTTGGTCTCGGGCACTAATGTGCCGTCGGCGCGTTCCCAGAATCCCTCTGGTATGGTGGTTTTTTCAGTCATGGTGTTTTCCTTGGTTGGCGTGGTTAATAAATTGGGTGATCGGGTTGACGGACATATCGGTTGGCGGCTCGCTCACGTCTAGGCTGATCTGCCCGAGCAGCTCTGGCAGCGCGACCTTGCGCAGGCGGGACTCGAGGCGCAGGCTATGCATGGCGCGGCGGCGCAAAAACTGGCAGCACTCATCAACCTCATCTGCCGTTTGAGCGATGTAGTAGCCCGTGGCTGGCGTGGCGGCAACTGGCACGCCGTCTTCGCGCAGGTCGCTCACGGCTTGACGCACGTCGCGCTGGCTCACATTGACTTTGCGAGCTAAGGCTTCCACCTTGATGCCGCAACTGCGCCCTTTATGCGCGGCGTTTAAGTGCCACATAGTTATGTCTTTGATGAGGTTGGATTTCATGCGTGACTCCTAATCAGCGGCGCACAGCGTGTGCTCTCGTTTGAGGTATGGCAGCTCGGCCTTTGATAGATACCCGCTCGGCACAGGCGCTTGCGGAAATGGCCATGCGGGTTTTGGTGTTGGTTTGCAGCCGCGTACTAGATCGCAGCCAGCGCAGCGTGGCGTCAGGTTTTGACACACGCCCATGCGGTCACAGCGTGTGGCGCTTGATGTGCGCTGCACGGGCGTTATTACCTGCGTTACCAGCATGGGATCGGCGGCGCCTACCATGTGTATGCCTTTCATCCCAAACTCCGCAGCGCTTGCGCGTCTAGTGTTTGTATGAGCGCTGTGATGGCGATGTAGCCAAATACACCAACCAGCGTCCAAAATAGCGGCTTGCGGCGTTGGAAGAACCGCTGCACTTTTTGGCGGCGCGTCAGCAGTGGATCGGGGGTGTAGATGTAGCCGTATTCGTTGCGTTGCATGGTGATCTCCTGTTTAAGCTAAAGATTGCAAGCACAGCGCTTGCTTGGCGACGGCATCCACCAACTTGACGTTGATCTCGCGGCCCTTGCGGAACTCTTTGATGCCTGCCAGCAAGCCTTCGCACAGCATCCGAGCGCTGCCACGCGAGTAGGCGTAGAGCCGTGCCACCACGTCGTCGCCCACTTCTTCGTTGCCCAGGTGCGCTTGCACCAAGGCGGCGGCATCCTCTGCGGTGATGGCTTGTACGGTCTCAGGCCAGTAGCCTGCGCGGCTGCGGATTTGTCCAAACTGGCCGCGCTCGGGTTTGATGAGCGCACTCAAAAACTCTGTGCCTGCCAGAACTACGCCTACATCGGCAAGGTCGCGCAGGCGGCGGATGACCTCTAGCTGCTTGTTGGTCATGGTTTCGGCTTCGTCAATGATGAGCAAGCTATCCGTGTTGCGTAGGGCAGCGACGACCGCTAGAAATCTGTCGTCCATGCCGCCTTTAATCTCGACACCCAGCACGACCCGTGCCAATAATTTCACAAGGCTTTGCGGGGTCATGGTGGGCGTGGCCTCAATTAGGTGCGTGTTGCCTTTACTTCGCGCATAGCGCTTGAGCGCAAACGTCTTGCCTGTGCCCACTCGCGCTGATAGCACCGCAAAGTTGCGGTAGCGCCGTGCCATGCCGCAGGCGGCAAACGCGAGCTTGTACACGCTGGTCTCTACGGGCGGCGTAGCGGCATCAGCTTGGCTATCGTCGGCACGTTGCATAGCACCGTCCACCGCTTGCAGCTGCTTGGTCGGGCTAGTGGCATAGTTACCCTTCAAAATCTGATTGAGCGTGCTGGCAGCAATGCGTGCCAGCCGTCCCAGCGCGGCTTGGCTGTAACTGCGCTGCACCAGCCAAGCGTTCACGCGCTCGGCTATGGCGATGTCCTCTTTGCTGTAGTGAGGTGCATACTTTGTGGTTTCAGTCATCAAGGTCTCCTTGGGTTGGTGAGGGTTGATTGGTTGGTCGGTTTGGGCTAGGCGATAGCTCGGTAATGTCGATGTCGATGTCGAAATCGTCTTCAGCGCCGTTTGAAATCAGGCGTGTGGGCACGTCTAGTAAGTCGTGCGTACCTACAGCTGTGGCCTCTGCGTCGATGAGTAAACCTGCGCGGGCTCGTTGCACATCAGCACGTAGCGCTGTCCGCTTGGCTTGTCCTTGTGCGCGTTGCTGACGCTTTTCTTCTTGTCGATTCGGCGCAAAGACATCAATGGCACTGACCAGCGCTGCATCGCAAATAAAGCGACCATCCAAGGTGCAAACAATGGCGACTTGATCGTCTAACAAGTCGTACTCCAGTAAGAGTTTTTGCCCTGTATAGGCCAATAATTCTGGCGCACGGTATTTGCGTTTGCCGTGATTGAGCATCCCGCGTACAACACTGATTTGGGTGACTTGGCGCTTCAGGCTGATTTCGTCAAGTGCTGGGGAGACGGGCTCTAATTCAGCCCACACACTGGCAATACTTCGCCCTGGCATTTCTGGGTGTGGTCGGCTGTGATAGCGTGCAAGCCATGCGTTAAATGCATCGGCAAACTGGGCAGCACTGGGTAGCTTGCGGTGTCCAGCACGTACTTCGCGAGTGATTTTGTTTTTGATCTCAGGCGCCATGTCGCCGCCAAAGTAAAACTCAGGCTGCCACAGTTTTAAGAAGTCCTCTTTCATGATGCGAAAGAAGCGCTCAATCCAACCCTTGCCATGCGGATTGCCAGGGTGGGCATGCGTCACGCACACGCCTGCACGGTCGTAAAAACCTGTGCCATCTGTGCTCATCAGTTTGTTTTTATGACCTGAGCCGTTGTCGATGTAGAGGTCTAGCGGTACATGGCGATGACGCGTAAAGGCTTCTGCCCACATGTTCTGCACGGCAACCGTACCCTCATGCTCATCTGCACGCTAGCCCACAATAAAGCGACTACGTACGTCCATACCGACGGTCAACTCTGGTCGCCAAATATCACCCGTAATGGGGTGGGCAATCAATACGTCTGCGCGGTAGCCGTCAGCGGCATACACATCACCCGCCAGCATGTTTTCCGTTGTCCGAGGCTTGTATGGTTTTAGTTTGAGCCTGTGCAAGTTGCTTCCCATGCGGGCAGCGCTTTGCTCGCCGTACTGTGCAGGCAAGGCACGCAAATAGCCAAGCACCATGTCGTAGGTGCAGGTATAGCCATGCACTTCGGTCAACTCGCGGTGTACTGCCGCCGCCGCAGGCTTGCTAGGGGCGTTGTAAATGACAGCCGCTTGCGCCATCCAAGGGGCGGGTGCGGTGACCTTACCTTGCCACTTGGGCATTAAGGCAGCTGCGCTGTCTTCGCTAGGCATGGCTTTGAGGGTCTTGCGCCACTGGCTAATCACCGCTTTGCTGGGGCATCCACGACCTGCCACAGCCGCCGCACAAAGGGCACGCATCAATTCGGGCTCGAGTAATTCATACTCATAAGAACGACGCAATTGCTCCACTGCTTTGCGCTGAGACAGTCCCTTGGCAACTAATCCATCCACATACAGCACCACATCCCTGCGTGCGGTTGTGCGAGTCCGTATTTTTTCGCTTGCAAAATCTAATTGCTTGCTTACGGGCGCACTCGATTGATTCGTCAAAATCATGCCCCGCTTTGTGAGCGGTGCCAGGGCAAGGCTAGGTTTGCTGGGTAGCTTATGCATGGCAGGTGATCCTTAGCCCACAGTCTTTGCTTTGGCTGCTTGTGCCACCTGCCTTGCTTGCGCGTCCAGCTTCGATGGTCGCCCACGCCCGCGTGGCTCATCTGCTAGGGTCGCCGCACGGTTAATCGCCCTGCCTGCTTCCTGGCCCGACCACTGCGCACGCAGCATCTTTTCCTCAGAGAGCCAATGCGCCGACTCCTCAGCCGTTAACGTATGCACGGGGCGCACCACCTCAGGCAGACTGGGCAGCGGCGACTCCTCAGCCAAGCTACTCACCACGGTAGAGGCCTTGGCATGCATCATGCAAGCGGTCAACCAAAGCTGCTCTATTTGCAAATTAAATTCGGGCGCTTGTGGGGTCTGGCAAACCTTGTCAAACACCCTTCGAATGCCATCCAAAGAGAGTGTGAGGCTAGTCAAATAGGCCATGCACTCATCCCGCACCATCAGCGTCTGCGCGTTGTAGTCCGAGCCGCGCACCGTGGCAGGGTCGGGGCGCGACAACTGTTTCTCTAGCACCTCAATTCTGTGCTCCGCACTCGCGTTCTCACCGCGCAAACCCTCCACCACCTTGCGCAAGTCGTGGTAGCTCATGAGTTCTGCCTCATCTAGCAAGTCCTGCCCACCCTCGGCGGCTTTGTCGATCACGTCTTGGGAGGCAGCGCTAAGTAATATCGCTTTGCGCAAACTCAATTTATGTAGCTTTGCACGCTCAGGCGCAGGTAACCTTGCATAAAACTTGGCTAGCTTGATGCACTCATACACGCGCCGCTCTGAAATGCCATTTTTAACAATCCAATCTTTTAAATTCCCCGACTGCGATTTGTCGCAGTCGGTATTTAATTGCTCTCGTACTCGCCAAAATACAACGCCTGCTTGGCAAGCGTGGTACATACTTTTATTGAGTGCGACCAATCCAGCATCCAGCAACTCATCCGTTGTTGCGTGCTGCAAACCAAAATCTACCAAGCATTCTTCTAGCGGGGTCATCACCTCAAACTGGGCGGCGGCTTGGGTGGCTAGGGCGGTTGTTTTACTCATGGTTCATTCCTTTAAAAATCAAATGTTTGTTGTGCGGGGTTGCTAGCAAGGCTGTTTTTGCAATAGCTAGCGATGTAGGTCGTAATCAAGCAGTCCACGTCGTGCAGCGCAGCCAGTGCCAACGTGCGATAGCCGTAAGGCATCTCATCAGGTGTCACCTCCATCTGCTCGCACACCTCGGCCAGCATCCGCAGCAAATGCGGCTGGTCCAGTCCAAGGCGGCTAGCCACAGAGGGCGTAGGGGTATGGGTGCCACCACCACACCCGACGCGCAGGCTCTCGGGCGCTCGTGGCGCTCTGGTGCTCGGGCGGTTGGTTTGGGTGGGTGGCGGCGTAGACATCAAGCTGACACCGATTCGCTAGAATCTGAAGTTTTGAGACCAAGCGCAACGGCGCAGGCGTGACCCTTACCCCAGTTGCATTTGTGCTGGCCATTCAAAACTAGGTAGACCAGGTGGCGGTTAAAGCCGTTTTTGGTTGCCCAGTCGGTGAAAGTTACGCCTTCGCGTTTGAATTTGGTTTTGACCTGTTGCGGTGTAAGTGCCATTTTTTGTCCCGTTGCGTCTTGTTAAGATGTACGAATGATATTCCATTTGGAATATCATTACTAGTAGTAAGGATATTCCAAATGGAAGTATTTGAAAGATTGCGTGAAGTACGCGAAAAACTCGGCTACACGCAAGAGGCTTTTGGTGCATTGGGTGGCGTTAAAAAAATTGCACAGTACAACTATGAAAGAGGCACACGAACACCTGACGTGCAATACTTAACAGCCCTTGGTTCGGCAGGTATTGACGTTGCCTATATCTTGGTTGGGAAGGGCACGCTGGGCGTGCAAATCACGCCAACAGAATTGTTTTTGGTAGATGAGTTCAGGCGATCAAAACCAGATGTGCAACGCGCGGCAAGGCAGTTACTAGCAGCGCCGCCAAAAACGCGGGAAGTAATCAAAACAGTGCTTGATGCTGCGGGAATCCCCGAGCCAACAATGCCAACCTAAGAAAGGGAGATGAGATGGAGGACTTAAAAATTGAGCCGATCCAAAGCGAGACGCAAAAAGAAAAGCTGGCGCAACTGCCAAAGACTTGGCAGTACTTTGCCTTTGTGATTTTTATAGTTGCTGGAATTTTGGCAATCAATCTAATAAAGGCTGCACTCAATACAAATATTGAAACGCCACAACAAGCACAAAAATATTTACTTGGCACTTGGACATTCGCACAGCCCCTCACAGGCACTAGCGAACCTTATCAATGGGAGCGCTGGGTTATATCGGAAGAGGGCTTAACGATTCAAAATGCAAAACCGTCAGATACCGAGTGGGGTACGCCAAGCAGGTATGGCTACGAAATCAAGAGGGATAAAACATCGGATACTGGCGAGTGGTATTGGCGCCTTACTGTCGCCGACACAGTGTTAAATCTCGCACTAGATAAAAATAGAAATGTGACAATGTTTGCACCATTGGCACACATGCAGTATCAATTAGAGAAAAAAGATAAGTCGCTCAAATAGCAATTTATGACGACCACACGCCGCTCACTATTCACAGCCCTATTGGGCGCTCTTTTAACGCCATTCGTAGAAGCCAAAGGCTCACACGGCGGCAGTCGCGGCGGAGGCGGTGGCAAACGTGCAACGGGAACGGGCGCTAACCGCAGCGCTCACAGCGTCAGGGGTTACTCAAAAAAGAATGGCACTAGGGTTGCGCCGTATCGCCAATCTAATGGCAACGATAGGACGACTGACAACTGGGATACAAAAGGAAATATCAATCCTGACACTGGCAAAGCGGGTAGTAAGTAACCATACCGTTGACATGGTTTGAATTATAGCTATAATTCAAACCATGCAAACGCATAAACGCCAACCGACGACTCGGTCTTAAAGGAAACGAAAATGAAATACGACTACACACAAATCATTGAACAAAATACAGCCACACCATTTTTGGTCGGTCAAAAGGTCGGTATTTTGCGTAACCCCAACAACAAAGCTGAGTATGGTTTTACGGTCACAAAAATAAGCGGCGTCTCGGGCTTTATCGAAGTGACAAAATTAGACGCGCCAACCAATGACAACACCTATGGTTTTACTTCTAGGGGGATTTTGAATCGTTGGGGCTTTGGCTCTGGTATGGTTAATTACCCAAACCCCACTTTAGTAAAAGCCGTATTGGTAGCCGATGTCTAGCAAAAACAGCGCCTTCAACAAGCTACCCCCCTACATCTGGGGGGAAGCCACGTCCGACGAGGCCGAGAATGGCTTTGATCAATACGAGTACCTCACCCACACGCGCTACCCTCGATTTATTTGCCGCGTTGCCGAGCGTACCGACATGGCAGAGAGCCACCCGAAGGACACGGCGCTTATAAGCGCAGTTGGCTTAATGCCAAACTCCAGCAAAGAGCTGTACGCCTGCACCACGCACGGACTCGCATTTTCCGATTTTGCTTGGATAGATCCAAGGCCAGAGCCTGATGTGCTCAAAGAGACGTGCGACAAGGCTGTGCTTAATCGTATCGACCGTGACGACAGGATGGGGCTAAATGACAACGACCAATAAACCGCCCAGCCGCAAAGGCGGCGCACCGCTAGGCAATAAAAATAGCAGCAAGCCCGAAGGCTCGCACATGAAGGTTGTTCGCGCTACCGTTAGACCAGATCAAGTCGCATTGTTTAAGTTGCTGGGTGGATCTGAGTGGCTGCGTGGTGTGATTGACCGCGCTCGCTGTTGATCTAAAAATAAGCCCGCAGGAAACATTTCCCGCGTTGACCCCGCCCCCATGCCGCCTGACACTTGCGGGCATGGAACAAAACACCCCCACTTACTTTGACGAAGTCTTTGCCAAACTCATCGATAACGAGGGCGGCTATGTCAACGACCCGCGTGATGCGGGCGGCGAGACTAAGTACGGCATTAGCAAACGCGCTTATCCGCTGCTGGATATTGCCGCGCTCACACTAGACCAAGCCCGCGCGATTTACTACCGCGATTACTGGGTTCGGATGCACGCCGACGGCCTGCCTGCGCACGTGGTGATGCAGGTATTTGATGGCGCGGTCAACAGCGGTATTGAAAACTCTTTGCGCTGGCTGCAAAAATCCGTAGGCGTGCCCGAGGACGGCAAGATTGGCAAGGTCACGCTTGCTGCTATCAACGCCATGCGCGAGGACGTATTGATTCGCCGCTATATCGGCACGCGGCTCGAATTTCTGACTCAGCTTTCCACATGGCAAATCTTCGGCAAAGGCTGGGCGGTACGCATTGCCAATCAACTCAAGGACGCTGTATGAGCTTACTCTCTGATCTAAATCCAGCAGACGTAGTCTTAAAAATTGGTCAGTCAATTATTAATCGTGTCTGGCCAGACCCCGCGCAGCAGGCGGATGCACAGCTCAAACTTCTTCAAGCTAACCAATCCGGCGAACTCGATACTTTGCGCTTGCAAATGAGTGCCATTATTGCCGAGGCGCAAAGCGCCGACCCCTATACCAGCCGCGCACGCCCATCATTTTTGTACGTGATGTATTTGATGATTTTGCTAGCCGTTCCTGTCAGCCTTTGCAGCGTCTGGTTCCCCGACGGCGCGGCGCGGTTTACAACGGGTATTGCTGCATTTTTAGATGCTATCCCTGATTCGCTTTGGCAGCTCTTTGGCGTGGGTTATCTGGGCTACACAGGTGTTCGAACCTGGGAAAAAAATAAAGGGCTTACCAAATGAGCGGCGAATCTTTAGAGCGTGGTCTTGGCGAGTTGACAGGCATCACCAAAGGGCTAGTTGAAAACGTGCAAGCCATGCGCGAAGACATCCGCCGTATGCGCGAGGAAAACGCGACCAATATTGGGCGTGTGGAAACATCGCTGAAAGAGCAAATAAAAGAGCTTGGTGAATCGGTGGATAAGCGCTTTCAATCGCACAGCGGTCGGCTGGATAAGCTGGAGTCGCAGGACAAGGTTTTCATCGGTCAAATTGCTACGCAATCGGCGCTTGGCGGCGGTATTGCAGCGGCATTGGTATCGGGTGCGGTTGAGCTGTTTAAGCATTTGCGCTAATGCCAAATAACGCTGGATAACTGACCAATGGCATACAGTCAAGAGACCCGCGATAAGGTCAAAAAGCTCTACGTGGAAGGGATGCCACTTAAAACATCGGCCATTACTTGCGGCGTGAGTTACGACACGGCGCGGGACTGGAAAGCCGCCGCTGAAGGCGCTGGCGACAACTGGGATACTGCACGCACCGCCCACCGTATTGGCGACCAAGGGATTGAGGATTTGAACCGTACCCTTGTTGAAGATTTTGCGCGCAATATTATTGTCACGACCCGCGAGATTGAGGGTGCAGAAGGTATTAAAGCCGCTGACAAGGCGCAGATGCTGGCGCAGTTGGCAGATGCCTACAGCAAGTTCAGCAAGGCGTTTGCCCGCATCAATCCGCAGTACAGCGGTCTCTCGGTTGCGCTGGACACACTCAAAACATTAGCCGAGCATTTGCGCTTGCAAGACCCTGCGGCGCTGCGCGTACTGCAACCGCACTTTGATGTAGTGGGCGGTATTTTGGGTAAGCGTTATGGAGGCTAGCAGCGTTAAAGCCATCCGTACATGGCGTGAGTTTGAGCGCGAGCTAGAGCTGCTTGGCGAGGATATTCGCCAGCATATTGAGCTGGAGTGTGAGGCGTTTTCGACTGATCCTGTGCAAAGCAAGGTGCGGCGCGAATTGGCGATGACGGACTACCAATTCTTTTGTCAGACATACTTTCCGCACTATGTACCAACGCCGCACTTTAGTTTGTTCCAGCAGTTTTTATTTGAGCGCTTGCCCGCCGTGATTGACGGCGACACGGATGGACGCGACGTCCACGAAGCGCCGCGTGGCGAAGCTAAATCGACTTACGAGACGCAGCTGGGATCGCTGTGGTGTATTTGCCGTGCTGGTTGGTTAGACCAATTGGCTAAAGACAAATTGGCGCATGGGATTGCTAAAAAAGCTCGTAAGCACATGATCGCTATCGTGATGAACACCGAGGAGCAAGCCGCCGAGATGCTGGAGTCGATCAAGGCTGAATTGGATACAAACCCACGTCTAGCGCAGGATTTCCCCGATGCCACAGGGCAAGGACGTGTGTGGCAAGCCACGACGGCGGTAACGGCAAACAACATCAAGATTCGCATTGGCGGCACAGGTAAAAAGATGCGCGGCATGAAGCATGGCGCATACCGTCCTGACCTCATCTTTTTAGATGACCTAGAAAACGATGAGCAAGTCCGTGCCAAGGCGCAGCGCGACAAGACCGAGAGCTTTGTGCTGTCTGCTGTACTGGGGCTTGCCCCGCCTGCAGGCGGTATGGATGTGTTTTGGGTCGGTACGTCGCTGCACTACGACGCAGCCATTAACCGCGTGGCACGCGCTCCTGGCTGGCGGCGTAAGGTGTTCAAGGCGATCATGCAGTGGCCTGACAACATGGCGCTGTGGGAGATCTGGGAGGCGATGTACAAGCTTGGCGGCACAGACGATGAAAAAATAGCATTTGAAGCAAAGGCAAAAGCCTTTTATACGGCTAATAAAGAGGCGATGGATGCAGGCTCGGTGGTGAGCTGGCCAGATGTGAGGCCGCTGTATCGCCTCATGTGCATCCGCGCCACTAACCACGATGCCTTTAACCAAGAGTACCAAAACGAAGCGGGTAACGATGACACCGCCCCGTTTAAGAACGTGCAGTTTTGGGTGGATAGGCGTAATGACTGGATCTTCTTTGGTGCGATTGACCCTTCGCTTGGCAAGGCTGGCGCAGGGCGTGACCCATCTGCTATTTTGGTGGGTGGACTGAACCGCGAAACGATGGTGCTGGACGTGGTGGAAGCCGATATTTGCCGCCGCGTGCCTGACCTCATTATTAGCCGTGCATTAGATTTGCAGTTGGAATACGGCTGCTTGACTTGGGCGGTTGAGACTGTTCAATTTCAAGCCTTCTTGTACAGCGAGCTGATTAAGCGTGGGGCGCAGCGCGGCATTTCGTTTCCTGGCATTCCTGTGATGCCCAGCACGGACAAAGGGCTACGCATCATTAGCTTGCAGCCTCATGTATCCAATGGTTTGATTCGGCTGCACCGCAATCAAACTACCTTGATTGAGCAGCTCAAATTCTGGCCTGAAGCCGACCACGACGATGGCCCCGATTGCCTAGAGATGCTGGACACGATTGCACGGCAATACGGCGGCGAGTGGAGCTACACCTCGGCAGCCAACTATCGTGGGCGAAATGCGCCGCGCCGCACGAGCCGCGCTTACAAAACTTCTGATTGGGATGATGATGGCGACTAAAAATCCACTGACAGCGTTGGCTGCCAAACTCAAAACAGCGTTCTCTGGTAAGTCTGAATCAGGCACGCAAGCGGGCGCTCGCGCTGCGCAAAACCATGCGCTCAATTACAGCAGTGTCAACACCTTAGACCCGTCGCGTCTGGCGGCTGCATTTGCACAGGCCGATACGGGTTGGATAGCAGACCAAGCTGCGCTTTTTGAATTGGTAGAGGAGCAAGACCCGCACATCTATGCCGAGCTGGGCAAGCGCCGCCGATCGGTCACAGGCTTGGGATGGCAACTTCAACCCGAGGAAGACGCCGACCAGTCCGAACTTGACCGCTGCACGGAGCTAGCCGATATGCTGCGCGATATTCCGCGCTTTGAAGACGCGCAATATGACCTAACCGATGCCATTGGCAAAGGCTTTGCCGCATTAGAGATGGAGTGGCAGTTTGGCGAGGCGTGGCTACCGAAAATGCTGAACTGGGTGCCGCAGAGGATGTTCAAAATTGACCGCACAAGCGGTGAGCTGATGCTGCTTAAAAATGGCATCCCAGAGCCGCTGCGTGAGCACGGCTGGCTTGTGCATGAGCACCGCGCCAAGAGTGGCTACATCGAGCAAGCGGCGCTTTTTAGAGTGCTGGCCTGGACGTATGCCTACAAGGCCTACAACATGCGCGATATGCAGCGGTTTTTGGAGGTTTATGGGATGCCGCTGCGTTTGGGTAAGTTTCCCACTGGCATTGCCAAAGAGCAGCGCGACGAACTACTTAAAGCCGTCCGAAACTTAGGCAGCGATGGCGCTGGCGTGGTGCCAAACACCATGCAAATTGAGTTTGTGCAAGCGACAAACAAGGGCAATGTCACTGACTTTATGTCTGCGATTGAGTACTGGGAAAAGAAGCAAAGCATGGCGATTTTGGGCGGTACGCTGACCAGCCAGGCCGATGGCAAGACCAGCACGAATGCACTGGGTGTGATCCACGATAAGGCTCGGCGCGAAATCATGCTGCACGATGTGCGCCAGATTGAACCGACGCTGACATCGCAGTTGGTGCGCCCGATTGCCTTATTCAACGGGATGTTTACCGAGGACAGGCTGCCCAAGTTCACCTATGACACGGCAGAGTCGGTTGACCAGCGCTTGATGGCTGACGTACTGGCAAGAGCTGCCGACATGGGCATGGAGATTGATATTGACTGGGCGCACAAGGCACTGCAAATTCCACGAGCTGAAGGCAAGGTGGAAATTTTGAAGACGAGCAAAGGCGCTACGTCGCCAGAGTCGGCGGCAGGTAACGCAGCACTGACACGCATGGTCAGTCTTGCAAAAGCCAAAGCCGCAGGCGATGTCAAGAGTGATGTGCTGCCCGCCTATATTGCCCAGTTGTCGGCGCTATCTGCGCCGCATGAACAGGCATTAGTCGAACAAATTGCAGCCTTGGTAGCCGAGGCTGGTGATTACGACTCGGCGATTGAGGCAATCGAAAAATTAGCTATGAATGCAAGTTCGACTGATTTGGCTGAGGCGTTGGCGCTTGGACTTGCGGCCGCAAACCTTGCAGGTCGTGGTGAGTTGTAATTTACGTTAATGCCATGCCTGCATCAGTCTCGCAACTGCCTTTCAAAGAGGCGATTGATTTTTTCAAAAACAAAATCCAGCTGCCAAGCGCAGGTTGGACGGATATTTGGCATGAGCAGCAAAGCCTAGCGTTTGTGGTGGCTGGCGCTCAGACCGATGCGTTGGTGAGTGATTTTTACAACGCGATTTTGAAAGCCAAAGAGCAAGGCACGGGCTACGGCGAGTTCAAAAAGGATTTTGAAAAAATCGTCGCTAACCATAAGTGGGCATACAACGGAACGGCGGGTTGGCGTAGCAAAATCATGTACGACACCAACATGACGCAAGCCTATAACGCAGGCAGGTATCAGCAAATGATGGACTTGCGCGAGCTGCGTCCCTTTTGGCAATATCGTCATACCAGCCAAGAGCATCCGCGCTTGCAACACAAAGCATGGGACGGCCTCATCTTGCCAGCGGACGATTCGTGGTGGGATACGCATATGCCGCAAAACGGCTGGCGCTGCAAATGCAGGGTGGATTCGCTAAGCCGCACCGAGGCCGCGCAGGCATGGCAGGCCAAGGGCAAGTCAGGGCCAGACACCGCCCCGCTAATAGAGTGGGAAGACAAGGTCGTTGGCAAAAATAGCAACAACCCGCGCACAGTGAGCGTGCCAAAAGGGATTGATCCAGGCTTTGCGTATAACCCTGGCAAGGCTTATCTTGAGCCGCATACGGTGCCGCCTTTGGCTGGATATGAGGATGTTTTGAAAGAGCGTAGTAAGCCGTGGCCTACTGGTTTTACGCCGCCAGCGATCAAGCCTCCCACCGTTTTGCCTGCTAGCGTTTTATTGCCAAAAGGGACATTGCCTGAAGCAGCTGTTACGCAATTTTTGGATGTGTTTGGCGCAACGATGGATCAAGGAGTCGTTTTTGAAGATGCCTCTGGAACGCCAATTGTCATTAGCAAAGCGTTATTTCAAAATGGAAAAGGCGAGTTCAAATGGCAGACTAATCGCGGCGGCGATAAGATGAATCGCTTAGAGGATGTTCATTTATTGGCGATGACGGTCGCCGATCCCGATGAAATATGGTGGTTTTGGCAAAAAGATGACAAGATTTCTGGTAATTGGCGGCTGAAGCGGCGATACCTTAAATCGTTTGAGGTTGGCGATACGAAAGAATACGTTATGTCAATTTTTGAATGGGGTGATAGTGGTTGGACAGGATCAACCGTCTATCCATTCGACCCAAAAAATGATGCCGCCAAGCGCAGAGCCTATGACAGGAAGCGAATAGGTCTGTTGGTTTATCCAAAAAAATAAAGGTCGTCCTGCACGACAACCTTTTAAGTGAACCAGATTATTGATGGGTAGTGCAGTACCGCTCCTTCCAATTCACAGTCTCGATTATATGCAGTACACGATCAGCTTTCAAGCACAAAATTTAATTCGCTCTTTGGGTGGCGTGCGTGCAGAGCTAATTTCGCCACAAAAGATGCTCGGTAGCATTGGTGAGTCGCTGCTGCGCGTCAATCGTGACCGCCACAACAAAGAGCAAGCACCTGACGGCACGCCGTGGAAGCCGCTGGCCAAAAGCACGACTCATCAGCTGATTGAGGCGCGGCAGCACAAGGTGACGCGCGTTGCAAGCGGTAGCCGAGGTGCTCGATCAAGCCTATCGGCAGCGCGGGATATTGTTGCAAGCCATAAGCTCCTAGTTCGTCATGGCGACTTGCTCAGATTTCAATATCAGGTGTCGGGATCACAAGTTGTCATCGGCACGGTGGACAAAAAAGCCGCTTGGCATCATTTTGGGACTGGCAAATATGGCTCGCGTGGTGCCAGTTACGTCATCTCGCCCGTTAAAGCTAAGGCGCTGGCGTTTGGTGGGCTCATTCGCAAGCGTGTGGTGCATCCAGGTGTGCCATCACGGCCGCTGGTTGGATTCCCTGATTCTGATAGGCGTTTGGTCGAATCGGTGATTACTGACCACATCACGGTCACCCTAAATCGCCTTCGTAGATGA